CCGAACACTGTGAGCCAAGCTGAATACGACGAACTGCTTGCTCTCTTGGATGCAAACGGCTACTGCCCGAAAGAAACAAATTTTCATCCGGCTCAGGGACCAGAAATTGAAGCAACTTCTACAGACGAAATAGGACTTACCATTACCATTCCACTTGATGATGTTAATGTTGGGAACCTCACCAACCTTCTGGATGCCAAAGGATTCCTCATCAAGCATGCCCTGCACATTGATGACCTTCGCTTTGAACTGAGTGAAGACAATATTTCCTTCCCTTGGTTCTCAGAACTTCCTGCACCGGATGAAATCCACGCCTACAGCACACTGATTGCAGCCCTTTGTAAAATGAGCAAGGATCAGAAACGAATAAGCGCCACAGAAAAACCGGTAGACAACGAACGCTACGCTTTCCGCTGCTTCCTTCTTCGCCTCGGCTTCATCGGGGACGAGTACAAAACGGGCCGCAAAATCCTGATGAGATATCTTCCGGGGAACAGCGCATTCAAAGGAGGTGAAGGCCATGCAATTTCCAAGTAAGGAACAGGTGGCCCGCCAGCGCCGCCTTTATCCAGCTGGCACTCGTATAGAGCTAGTCCAGATGGACGACGCACAGGCCCCTCCAGTGGGCACACGTGGCACCGTCATCGGTGTCGACGATACCGGAAGCATCATGGTAGATTGGGACAACGGATCTGGACTCAACATAATCTACGGTGTAGATCGCTGCCGAAAGGTTCCGACCAACGACTAAAATACACAGTTTTCTCCACGAATATTTGTGTACTATATAGCTCGAATGGACTTGCTATTATGTGCTTTTAGAGTGATATATAGTACTACCAAAAGAAAATACACATTTTTAGGAGGAACCTACCATGAAAGAAATCAAAACATTTGAAGCATCCATTAAGCAGAATGCCAAGAGCCTTAAGGAACTCAGAATCAACGCAACCTTATTCTGGGCATACAGGACCAGCAAGGAAACCGGAAACGAGCTCATCGACTTCAATGAGGTCATTTGGGATTACGACATTGAAGAAATTGCTCAGACCTTAAGAGCCAACGGCATCACCGAATTTACCATCAGCTCCACCTTTTCAAGCCTCATCGAAACCCTTGCAGCTTTCGAGAAGCAAGGCATCAGCATGGTGGGCCTTACCACAGTAAAAGCTCGCTACACCGATTGGAAAACCGGCGAGCATGCCCTCATCCCTGCAATCAAAATGACGGTAAAGGAGGCATAAACCATGTGGAAAGAAGGAACAATCGGAATTCCAAAGAAAGACGGCGGATACAAAAGCGTAAAATACTGGGTCAAGCATTTTGATGAGCCAAACGAAGATTACGGCATCAACGGTGGTAAAATTTCAAAACTCAGCTTGAAGATGGATGGTGAGTGGATTGCCAACTACGACAGAGGCTGGGATATCAAACCCACCTGCGAAGAAGCCAATCTTGCACTTAGCATCCTGCTGAACGAATTAAACTAAACCACCTGAAGAGAATATCAGGCAGGACGGTCTGTTCCTCGTTATAGACATCGCCACCTGGTGACTATTTTTATTTCTGCGAAAGGAGGCGCATACATTTGCGTAAACTTGAAAACTACACACCGACACGCTTTATGGCTGCGGACTCCAGCTACAATAAACAGATGGCGGATTACGCAGTCAATTTTATCGAATGTCTCTGCCACACCAAAGGCACATGGGCCGGTAAGCCATTTGAGCTCATCGACTGGCAGGAACAGATTATAAGAGATATCTTTGGCACTTTGAAACCGAACGGCTATCGACAGTTTAACACTGCCTATGTGGAAATTCCTAAGAAAATGGGTAAGTCAGAGCTTGCTGCTGCCGTTGCCCTACTCCTTACCTGCGGTGATGGCGAAGAACGTGCCGAAGTTTATGGCTGTGCAGCTGACCGCCAACAGGCAACCATTGTATTTGATGTGGCTGCCGATATGGTACGTATGTGTCCTGCACTGAATCGGCGAGTAAAAATTCTTGCTTCCCAGAAACGTATCGTTTACCAACCGACTAACAGCTTCTATCAGGTATTGTCCGCCGAGGCTTACTCAAAGCATGGTTTCAACATTCATGGCGTTGTATTCGATGAGCTACATACTCAGCCCAACCGAAAGCTCTTTGATGTTATGACTAAGGGCTCCGGAGACGCCAGGATGCAGCCGCTTTACTTCCTTATCACAACCGCCGGAACAGATACCAACAGCATCTGCTATGAAACACATCAGAAGGCCAAGGACATCTTGGAAGGCAGAAAGATAGATCCAACTTTCTATCCTGTCATCTATGGTGCCGATGAAGCCGATGACTGGACAGATCCGGAGGTTTGGAAGAAAGCAAATCCTTCTCTTGGTATCACAGTCGGTATCGACAAAGTTGAAGCTGCCTGTGAATCTGCAAAACAGAATCCCGGCGAGGAGAATTCCTTCAGACAGCTAAGACTTAACCAGTGGGTCAAGCAGGCAGTTCGTTGGATGCCAATGGAAAAATGGGACGCCTGCTCGTTCAAGGTTGAAGAAGAATCCTTAGAGGGTCGCGTCTGTTACGGTGGTCTGGATCTTTCCTCCACCACAGATATTACAGCTTTCGTGCTGGTATTTCCTCCGCTGGATGAGGATGACAAGTTCTGTATCTTACCATATTTCTGGATACCGGAAGATACGCTTGATCTTCGAGTAAGGCGAGACCATGTTCCTTACGACGTCTGGGAACGTCAAGGCTTTCTGGAGACAACCGAAGGAAATGTTGTTCATTACGGCTACATCGAGAAATTCATCGAGCGTCTTGGAGAGCGCTTCAATATTCGTGAGATTGCCTTTGACCGCTGGGGAGCTGTTCAGATGGTTCAGAACCTTGAAGGCATGGGCTTTACTGTTGTTCCGTTCGGTCAGGGATTTAAGGATATGTCTCCACCGACAAAAGAACTCATGAAGCTGACGCTGGAGCAAAAGCTAGCCCACGGTGGTCATCCGGTGCTTCGATGGATGATGGATAACATTTATATCCGTACTGATCCAGCAGGAAATATAAAGGCAGACAAAGAAAAATCCACAGAGAAAATCGACGGAGCTGTTGCCACAATCATGGGGCTTGACCGTGCGATCCGCTGTGGGAACAATACCGGTGCTTCTGTCTACGATGAAAGAGGAATTTTATTCATATAAAAATGGAGCCCTTGTTTTTACACCAAAA